AAACAATTGAATCAATTGCAAATGAGAAAGCGAAAAAGTTAAATGGAAAAATTAAAAAAAGCTAAAGTTACGATAACTATTTGCCCAACTTGTAAGGGCAACGGATATTTAAAAGTAGCAACAGAGGGCAAAGACACAGTGCATCAGTGCTGGGATTGTGACTCGGAAGGGGAATTTTATGAAGTCGATGATATGGGTTGGATTGATGATGGTACTTCTGACAGCTTGCACTAAAGATTTAAGGTTTGATGGTATTGATCCAACAACGTCAATAGTAAAATGGGTATTTACGAGTGATAAAAAATGATAGGTTTATTTTTTATAGGTATTGTAATTACAGTTATTGTAATGGCTATATTAATACATGTGAGAAAATATGATTCCTGATACAGACAAAGCATACATAGCAGGACTTTTTGATGGTGAGGGCAGTGTGCTCTTTACAAGAAAGAATGAAAAGAAAAAGAAACACAACGGTAAAGGTTATCGGATTAGTAATTCTATGCGTATCAACATGGAAATAACAATGACCGATAAGTCTGTTATCTTTTGGGTTCACGAAATTTTAGGTTGTGGTACAGTCACACGTAAGCCTAGAAAAGGACTTAGAAAAGATGGTACAAAATACTTGATGCAGTGGCGATGGCGTTGTACATTTAGAGATGCGTACTATGTTTGTTGTATGATTTGGCCTTGGGCTCATACTAAGTTACCAAAGATTCAAAAAATTATAGAACACTATACAACACAAGCTTTAGACAATAAAATCATTAGTTTAGAGGAATATAGAGAGGTAAAAAAGAATGTTAGATAAATTATTTTATGAAAGCTTACACTTTCTTATGAAGTGGTCTGGTACAATTAATTCTTGGGCATGGCGTAGACATGCTAGGATACTTAGATCTAAACAAAGTAAAGAGTTAAGAGAGTTAGAAAGGCGTCAAGAAAATTATGAATACTTAGAGGAGTTAAAGAAAAAATTATGAAAAAAGAAGAAAAAGTAAGTGTAAGTGTATTTAATTGGGGACCTTGTGTTGTTAAATTAAAAATGATGAATGAGTTCAAACAATTATTAATTGATGAAGCAAAGAATAATAAGAAAGATTTTAGAGATAAACTAGCAGGTATCATAGAAAAAGAAACTGGTTATAGTGAAGAATCTAAAGCTAAGGTTGTGCCTTTTCTTTCGAATTATCTTGGCGTCTACGATCAAATGTATGAAAAATTTGTTAATAAAAAATATGAAAAAAAACCAGAGTATATTTTATCTGCTATGTGGATTAATTATCAAGAACAAGGTGAGTATAACCCACCGCATGACCACGATGGTAAACTATCTTTTGTTGCTTATTTATCTATACCGGATGAATTAAAAAAAGAACATCAAACCTATATTGGTAAAAGCTGTGGACCTGGTGGTATTCAGTTTGTATATGGTGATGGACCTAGAGACTGTGTTAGTTATCAGTCATTTTTTCCTGACGAAGGTGATATATTTATATTTCCTGCGTGGTTAAAACACTGGGTGGCACCTTTTAAATCTAAGGTAACTCGTATATCTGTTAGTGGTAATATTCATGACTCTGCACCCTTGAATAATATTATAAAATTTGCACCTCAATATTTAAAAAATAAAAAATGATGAATGATAAGGACATAGAAGATTACCATAACATTGGTAAAGCGATCAAGCACAGTGGGAAGTATACCTACGTTGATGCTTCAAGAATCGAGGACCAAGGAACACGGCTCTATGATGTAAATGGTTCTAGACTTCCTAGTGTAACTACGATATTGGGGCGTACCAAAGATCAACAATTTTTAAAAGAATGGAAGGCCAAAGTCGGTGAAGCAGAAGCAGAGCGAATCAAAAACGTATCTAGTAGTCGGGGGACATCTATGCACAAATTCCTGGAGCACTATATCCTCGGAACTGGCTACGATGATCTTACAGAGATCGGACAGAAGGCGAAAACCATGGCCCAAAAAGTTTTTGAGATCGGTCTTGCACCTGTGGAAGAATACTATGGGTCGGAAGTTACATTATACTATCCAGGTCTATACGCAGGTTCTACAGACCTTGTCTGTTTACACAACGGTGTTGAAGCTGTTGTTGACTTCAAACAGGCTAACCGTCCGAAGAAGAAAGAATGGATCGAAGATTATTATATGCAAATCGCAGCGTACGCCATGGCACATGACTACGTCCACAACTCCGCAATACAAAAAGGAGTTATCATGGTATGCACGCCTGACCTATATTATCAAGAATTTGTCATAGATGGGGCAGAATTAAGGCGCTACAAACATAAGTTTCTCAAAAGATTAGACATGTATTATGACCTATTACATGATGAGAAAGAACAAGCTAAAATAAATATTAACCCGGAGGATTTTTTCAATGGAGCGTGAGATATCAGGATACTACTATGACGGTGAAAAGTCATGGATATTATACAAAGACGAAGAAGGCAACGAAACAAAGGAGGAGTGGAAAGATGAATGACAAACTTAGAAAGGTTCTAACCTACAAGTATAATGCAGAAATACAGGATGCATTGTACAAAATACAATGTTACAGCGAACATGAGCTGGTGATACCAGAACACCCTGATATTACAGCTGAAGTTGATAAACTTTTATCTGTTATAGCTGAAGCTGAAGACAAAATGGCAGTAATGGAGCTACATTATGACCAAAAAGAGGCAGATAAAAACATACTATAAGATTCTGTGACAGATTTAAAAAAAATATTTTTTTCTCTCGGAAATAAAGTGTCCAAGTGTACTTTTGACTGTTTTACCGCATAAAATAAGGTTAAAAGTGGTACACTTTTTAGTACACTTTTTATTTTTGGTACACTTTAATATGTACCATCAGATTTCGGTTCACGCGCGCGAATGCATATTTTAAAATAAAAAATCTGTGATATAAACTTATATATGCCTAGGAAATCCAGAAGAATAAATAGCTACACTAAACCAAAAACAGTTAAGCAAGATGTGCCGTTTCCATACAAGCGTGTACGTATAGATTGGATCGATATCATAACTGAGGGCGGCTGGGGTAGTGAGAAAGAATTTAAAAATATGAAGTTAGCTACACCTGTGAGTGAAGGTTGGTTATTTAGTAAAGATAATGAAACTGTTAGAATCTTTGCAGGTTATGATGTTGAAGAAGATGGTTCTATTCACTTTTCAGAACGATCGGTTTTTCCAACTTCTTGTGTGAAGAAGATAACTCGGATTCATTAGGTGTTACATCAATTAGTTGACCGTAGTCGTCTAAAATTTGTTTCATCTTTGCTTCTAATTCTTGTTCTGACAAGTCTTCTAGTTTCCCAGTTTTTATTATTTTTCTGTCTATGTATAATCCTGCCGCCTTGCCTCGGTTTGCTTCAGCATTTACAGCAGAAGAGAAAGAGCCTTTCTTCAAAGCAGCTTCTCTAAGTCTTGCAAGTTCTGCAACATGTCCTTCGTAAGTTACTTCGTGTTTTCTAAGTCGTTCTTCTTTTAGTTGACCAATATATTTTACAACGAGTGGTGATAGTTTAGGATTGCAAAGTTCGGACCCTTCTTGTCTTGCACGTTTAGAACTATAGCCAGCAGCTATCGCTGCTTCGCCTTGAGTCATAGGTCCCTCAGGTCCACCGAATACTAAAAACTCGGCAAATCTTTGTTGCATTTCTGTTAATCTTTTTGGTAATCCCATATTGACAATTTAGGGTAACATTGTTATAAAGTCAAGATATGAAAGATGACAGAGATCTTAACGATTTAGAGAAAAAAGTACACGATTTAAAACTTACCATTCAAATGTATCAAAGCATATTACGTGATGCGCAGAAGCAAATATATTATTGGAAAAAATTTTGGTATGAAAGTCAAAGTAAAGAAAACTTATTGCAAGGATACAAAAAAGTGATACAGAATTTATCAGACAAGTTAAAACGAAAAGATTCATGAGAGTTCAAGACTTGCAATTATTTCTAGGTCAGTTTACGGAAGGATCTGATGCAATAAAGAATGCACAAATCTACGTAGAAAAAAATGGAAAGTTGTATCAAATTAGAAGAATGGAAGTGCACGAAAACACCATTCCAATTGTGGGACACCCAGGTAAAAGTGCTCACAGATTAGTTTTAAAAACCGAGAAACCTTCGAGTCTTATCTTGCCAGATAAACTTCAGAAGGACTATTAAATGAATGACAATGTTACCCCTAAAAACATATGGGACCAGAGCGTAAATTATATCAAAAAGTTAAGAAACATTTCAAGGATATTTCTCTTATTCGACTTGAAAACAATAGCTTACACGGTACTCCCGATCTATTGGCTTGTAATAATTCTGGCCACTTTTTCACTATCGAATTAAAAGTCACGAAGAGTAACAAGGTACGCTTCAGTCCACATCAAATAGCCTTCCATGTGAAGCATCCACACAATACTTTCATCTGCATTGAGCACCTCGGTTCGGGTGCCGTGAAACTTTTTCCAGGGTCCATGGTCCAGGAGCTTGCTGCTTGCGGCTTGGCGCTTGAACCTTTGTGCTTGGGGCTTGATGCTTGCCGCTTGAAGCTTGAATCTATCTGAGCTTGTTGCTTGAAGCCTTGCGCCCGAAGGCGCACACTAGGCCCGGACCAGGTGCACGCCTTCCAGCCGCCGTCGCGTCTCCTCGGCTAATGACCTGATCCGATACACAGGGCGCCCAGCTAACAGCTAGCCCGCGCCTGGATCTTAATACCCCGTGATTCTGTAATTCTTTAATGCTTACCATAAGAAACTGTTTTAATTTTTGGATCCCAACATTGTCTGCAGTCTCTGCATTCGTTATCTTGTTTG